GAATGGTTAGTATTACCGTTCACCATTTTTATTTTTAACTGGGGAAAAGCCGCACTGGAAGATTTAAGAGGTGAATAGGTATGTGTGCAGTATGTAGAAAAAATCCATGCGACAGCAGATGCCCGAACGCAGAAGAACCGAGTCCGGTATATACCTGCGAGCGGTGTAAGGAACCGATTTATGAAGGTGACGAGTACATGGACACTCCAGAAGGCCCAGTTTGCAAAGACTGCATAGAAGGCATGAGCGTCACAGAATTTTGTGAGATGATTGGAGAATCGTTCAAGACAGCAGAAAAGGAGGAAGAATAGAATGGCAGATCAAACAGGAATGCAGCCGGCAGTACCGCAAGAAGCACCAGCGGTTCCGGTAGTAAAACAGGTAAAGCAGTTACTTTCTCAGGATAAGATCAAAGAGAAGTTCGGAGAAGTATTAGGGCAGAAAGCACCTCAATTTATGGCTTCAATCACTAATACAGTATCAGGAAGCACACAGTTGAAGAAATGCCCTGCAAATTCAATTATCGGAGCTGCATTTGTAGCGGCAACATATGATCTTCCGATAGACAGCAACCTTGGATTTGCGGCAATCGTTCCGTATAACGAGAGCGTTTGGAATCCAAAGAAGAAAGACTGGGAGAAGGTTCCGAAAGCTCAATTTCAGATGATGTACAAAGGCTTCATTCAGTTGGCAATCCGGTCCGGATATTACGAGCGAATGAATTACGCAGTTGTATATAAGGACGAGCTGGAATCGTACAATCCGATAACAGGCGAGATTAAGTTTGTGGAAGATTTCAGTAATTGCAAGCAGAGAGATGCTGGAGATGAAGCAAATGTGGCCGGATATTATGCTTGGTTCAGATTGAAGACCGGTTATAGCCAGGAGCTGTATATGTCAAAGAAAGCGGTAGACAATCATGCAAGAAAATATTCCCAGGCGTACAGATATGATTTGAACAAAGGTAAGAAGTCAAGTAAGTGGACCACCGATTTTGAGGCAATGGCACTGAAAACAGTCATTAAGCTGCTTCTTAGCAAGTGGGGAATTTTATCGGTGGATATGCAGAGAGCCATCCAGGACGATCAGAAGACATATGACGAAGAAGGAAACGGAACTTATGGAGACAATAAGCCAGATACAGTACCGGAGCTGGAAGCCCAAGATCCATTTGAAGTAGTAGAGGAAGAACCAGAAGACGTAGATATCGATGCAATGTAGGAGGGATGACACATGGTTTTGACGGCAGAGAATTATTATAGCCAGGAAGCGAATGAAGAATATATGAGCGTGTCGCAGTTCAAGGATTTCTGCGGTACATATGGGAAAATGCCTTGCGAATTTACTGCAATGGAAAAGTTAAAGGGAAGATGGGAAGAACCGAAGTCGAAAGCTCTCATGGTTGGGAGCTATGTGGATTCCTATTTCGAGGGAACACTGGATAAATTCAAGGCAGAAAATCCAGATCTTTTCAAGAGAGACGGAACGCTGAAAGCTGAATTTGTGAAGGCAGATGAAATTATTCAGAGAATCGAGAGAGACGATTACTTTATGAAATTCATGTCCGGCAAGAAGCAGGTAATTATGACGGGAGAACTGTTCGGAACAAAGTGGAAGATTAAGATGGACAGCTACATCCCGGACATTGCGATCGTTGATTTAAAGGTTATGGCATCGATCACAAAGCTGGAATGGGTAAGAGATATTGGATATCTGGATTTTGTGCGGTACTGGGGATATGACATCCAGGGCGCAATTTACCAGGAAATCGTTCGACAGAACACAGGCAAGAAGTTGCCGTTTTATATCGCAGGAGCTACGAAGGAAAGCGAACCGGATATTCGGATCATTCATATCACAGACAATTATCTGGCCGAGGCACTGAACTTGGTAGAAATGAATATGGCAAGAGTCCTGGCAGTGAAGTCGGGGGATGCAGAGCCAGATCGGTGTGAATTGTGTGATTGCTGCAGAAAGACAAGAGTTTTAAAAGCCCCTATCTCTATTACGGATTTGACAGCAGGTATCTGACATGGCAGAAAAGAAGTATTACTGGCTGAAAATGACGGATCAGTTCTTCGAGGATAAGGCAATAAAGAAGCTGAGAAAGATAGCAGGGGGCGATACCTACACAATCATCTATCTGAAAATGCTGCTGACGGCAATTAAGCAGGGAAACAAAATGTATTTTGAAGGAATCGAAGATGATTTCATGGAAGAGTTGGCGTTGGAGTTGGATGAAGACACAGATAACGTGAAGGTAACGGTAAGCTATCTGAAAAGCAAGGGCCTGATAGAAGTTCTTGGAGCAGACGAAATATTGCTGACGCAATGCGCTGAGATGGTTGGATCAGAAACGGATGCCGCAAGGAGAAAAAGATTGCAGAGAGACCGGGAACGGAATCGGGCAATAGGATCAGATCCGGCGCCTGCCCTGGAAGAAAAGCCAGAGGTTGCTGCAGAAGAAAAACCGGCCAAGAAAAAGGCCGAGAATACGATCCAGTTATTTCATCGTTTAGTTGAAGATTACAATATCTCTGAGCCTGTCCGAGAAAAGATGGAAGTTTGGTTCCGCTACAAGATGGAGCGAAAGGAATCATACAAGGAGCAGGGAATGAAATCATTGCTCAAGAAGACCGAGAACAATGAAGGAAGCTATGGAGCAAATGAAATCTGCAATCTGATCGAAGACTGCATGGCGAATAACTGGAAAGGAATCATCTGGAAAATCCTGGAGGAAAGAAAGCTGCAGCGACCGGCAACAAGAACTGAGCAGATACAACAGAGGGTTAGCGAGGTAGATAGCTGGTAATGGAAAGAGAACAGTTCAAAGTTTTGGTAAAGGCTATGAAGGCTGTATACGCACAGCCAACCTTCATTCCGGATCAGGATGCGTTTAATGTATGGTTCGCATTGTTGGGAGATCTGCCATATAAACAGGCAGAGCTGGCAGTTCAAAAGCATATGGCAACGGAGAAATTTCCGCCGACAATAGCAGATATAAGGGAAAAGGCAGAGCAGATCACTTCCGTAAAAGAAACGGAAATGAGTGAGCTGGAAGCCTGGGCGATTGTGCGAAAAGCAATCGGAAGATCAAATTATTATGCAGAAGAGGAATTTGAGAAATTGCCAGAAGCCTGCAAGATGGCAGTAGGAAATCCAAGCAACCTAAGAGAATGGGCGATGATGGATTCAGACCAGGTCGGAACCGTAGAGCAATCTCATTTTGTAAGAAATTACCGGACTGCAATGCAGAGAATTAAAGAAGACCGAAGAGTACCAGAAAAGGTCAGGATTGCAATAGCAGAGGTAAAAAAACAGCAGATGCAGATTGAAGACAGGCGGGAGAAACCTAAGCTGCCAGCCCAGGAAGAGAAAGAGGAAGAGATACAAGGTGAAATGTCAGAAGAAACCAGGAGAAAACTGGATGAATTGCGAGGAAAGATAGGAAGTAGCAGGAGGTAAGACAATGGCTTTCAAGAAAGTGGCAGAAATCAGCATTGATAAATTAGAGGACAGAAAAACTGTAACAGCGATCTTGCACGCAAACGGATATACAGTTGGTCCAGGAAAGCGTAAGAAGACACCTACAGGGAAGCAGCTGGACTATTATCTGAAAGTTTACAAGGAAGTTGAGGAGGACGGAAAGGATGAATAATCCAGAGGCGTTCAAGGAGGATGAAGTGCGAAGCATAAAATTCATTGTTCCAGGCCTGCCATTTGGCAAGCAGAGGCCAAAAGTGACCGTCAGGAAGTTTGCTGGCAGTGACGGTAAGGAAAAGAAATTTGCAAAGGCATATACGCCGAAAAAAACAGTAAATTATGAAAATTTGGTTAAGATGGCATACCAGGAGAAAGCAAAAGGGAAGAAGTTCAAGGATGAGGATATGCTAGATGTTCGCATCATTGCCTATTACAATATCCCGCCGTCAACCAGCAAAAAGAGAAGAACGCTGATGCTGGAGCATAAGATCCGACCAACCAAAAAGCCAGATTGGGATAATGTCGGAAAGATTATCTGCGATAGTTTGAATAATATTGCGTATCACGATGATAACCAGGTTGTAGATGCACAGGTAAGAAAGTTCTTCTCAGAGAATCCAAGAGTAGAAGTGACTATAAGAAAGGTGGAAGGGTAATGGCAACAGAAGAAAAACAGGCAGTAGAGGAAACAGCGGTAGTTCCGGGCAAAATGGAGTTTAGATTGATTAGCCCGACAGAGAGCAATTTTTTGAAACATATCGAATGGAACAAAGAAGAGCTGCTGGCGGCGGTCAGAAGCAAGGTTGCATCGTATGAAGGGATTGTATATACCGAAGAAACAGTTAAATCAGCAAAGAATGACAGAGCAGAGTTGAACAATCTTGTTAAGGCAATCGATGAACGTAGAAAAAAAGTGAAAGAGGTTATCAACCAGCCATACGCAGAGTTTGAGAAAGAGCTGAAGGAAATCACAGATCTTATCAAGAAGCAGTCGGCAGAGATTGATGAACAGGTAAAAGCCTTTGAGACTGCAGAGAAGGAAGAAAAGAAAGCAAAGATTATGGAGGCTTACAAAAAAGCCATTGGAAATCTTGCAGAAATCTTGCCGTTTAGCAAAGTGTTCGATCAGCGGTATCTGAACAAGACCTGCAAGCTGGAATCCGCTATCGCAGATGTACAGAAGAAAATTGAGCAGGTAAAGACCGATCTTGAAACTATCGAAAGCGTATGCGGAAAGTATAAGTTAAATGCCAAGGACGTGTATGTCCGTACCATGGACTTGTCAAAAGCTATGGCAGAAGAAAAGCGTCTGAAAGATCTGGAAGAAAAGCTGGAAGCAGAACGTATCCAGAAAGAAAAGGCTGCAGAAGAAAGAAGAAAGGCAGAGGAAGCCAGAAAAGCAGAAGCAGAGCGTATCCGCAAGGAAGAAGAACAGAAGGAAATCGAGAGACAGAGAAAAGCGGAGGAGGAACGTATTGCCGCAGAGAAAGCTGAAGCGGAGAAAAAGCAGAGCGTTCCGGAAATGCCGCAGGATGTTCCAGCAGAGCAGGTTTCTGTTCCGGAAAAAGAGGAAAATGTTCCGGTACAGGAACCAGAACCGGTAGTTGATCCGTTTGCTCAGACACAGCCGCAGCCGATTCCGGAAAAGAAGTGCAGAGCTAAGTTCTTTGCAATCGGAACCAAAGAGCAGCTGAAGGCGTTAGTTGGATACATGAAGGAAAATGGAATCAAATACGGAAAGGTGGAGTAAGGAATGGATAAATTTATGAAAGCACTGGATTTCGACAGTGATACACTGGGAAACGTAAAGCGAGATATGAATTTTGTTCTGCAGAGATTGATTGGAAACATGATGGAGAAAGGAAGCACGAATGGAAGTTTGACATTGAAAATTGATGTCAGTTTCACTCAGGAATATATTCCGAATTATGATCCTAAAGTAGAAGGCGAAAGCAGGAAAATCAATAAGCCAAGTTTCAAGCATAAAGTCACATCTACTGTGCAGATTACGGACAAAAAGGACGGCAACATGGATACGGAAATGGAACTGGCGTTTGATGAAGATAGCGGCGAGTATGTTTTGCAGCCGGTAGCCAATACAACGCAGAAGAGCATTTTCGACAGCGATTACAAGGAAAATCTGAAACCGGACGATGAGGAAAAACCGGAAAAAGAAGAACCGAAGGGAATCCCTCAGTTACCTGGTCCAACAGAAGTGGAAGACGAGGACATAATCGATGCGGAATATACAGAGACGGAGACCGACCAGGAGACAGATGCAGAACCGGAAGAGGATATTACGGATGAAATCCTGGGAGACGCAGAAGATCCGGACGATGTGGATGGCTACGATTACGAAGATCCGGAGGATGAACTATGAGAATAAAAGAGAAGAGAATGAAGAGTTTTGTCAGCAGAGCAAACATCCTTACACAGGCCAAAAAGCAGACAGAAGCTGCCAAAGCGGTGAGCGATGGCCTGCAGTATTATTCAAACAATGTGATCAAAGCGATTTCTCCGTATGCTGCAGCTGATGCAGGGATGATCGTTGTGGTTCTTCGCCATTTGGCAGATGAAATGGAATCAAAGAACGTAGGAGCAAAAGAATTTGCTGAGTGGCTGGATAAACACACCAAGAAGCCCCCACTTACGGAAACACAGGTTGCAAAAAAAACGAATATGCAGTAGGAGGAAATATGGAAATAAAGGGAATGGGTGGAGCGTTGTATACGCAGAATGGTCGAAAATTAGCTGATGTTGAAGAGGTTTCTGCAATGACGGTAGATGAACTATACAAGCAGAGAACGGCAACTGCTGTGGCTGATATTGGAAGAACCCATAGTATCACTTGCCAGTTAGCTCCGTATGATATGCGGATGATATATAGCCTCATGTATGGCATGAAGATTACAAATAATTTCTTAAAGATGCATGGTGGAATCATGGTAAGAAATGTTGCTGGAAGAAAGCATAAAAGGAAGTGAA